GAAAGAAAAGCCGTTGCCGCCGGTCGGGGAGCTTGACGCTTGGGGCGGCTTTACGCTTCAAGTGCGCCAGTTCGATTGGGGCCACAAAGCCGAGAAAGCCACTAAGCTCTATGTGTGTGGTTGCGACCCCGCAGACGTGCCGCCGCACCCTGTTCGCGTAGGCGAACCGCGATTTGTTGTCGGAACTAGTGGTCGGCGTAAAGATGGTACGCGTTTGGGCGGTCGGCCCGAAATACCGAAAAGTGAACGAGAAGCGACCCCTCTTGCATTCGCTGAATGGCTGGTCGAGCTGGCTGGATTGTGTCGCGCACCTATCGGGGATCTCTGCTAATGCCGCAATACTTCAAAGACCTGGGCGAGCAGCTGCTCGATCACGGGTACCTGATCGTGCCCCTGCCGCCAGGTAGTAAGGGGCCGCGCATCAAAGGCTGGCCGTCTCTCGCGCTCGACAAGCCCGCATTTCACCGGATGGCGGCTAACGGGTCGGCGGACGCTGGCATCGGCGTACTGGCCCGTTACACGCCCGCCATCGACGTGGATATCCTGGACAAGAGCGCCGCCGACGAGATGTCCTTGATCATCGATGAGATCTTCGCCGGCCAGGCTCTCATGACGCGCACGGGGCGGGCACCCAAGTTCCTGATTCCATTTCGTTCTGACGACCCTTTCAAGAAACTTACCTCCAACGTCTACACGGATGGAACCCATGACCACAAAATCGAAATCCTGGGCGATGGCCAGCAGTGGGTCGCCTACCACGTGCACCCTGAAACCGGAAAGCCTTACGAGTGGTGGGATGGATTGGGAGACGCTGGAATCATGGGTTCGGCTCAGTCAGAGCTGCCTGCACTTTCCCGATCAGACGCTCAACGCGTTATTGACGCATTCGAAGTACTTGCGGCGACGCGTGTAGCTTCAGGTGCTTGGCGAGCGAAGGATGTGGGGCAGCGCCCGGACATTCGCGAACGAGGCGGAGATGATCCGTTCTCTGTTTATTCGGAACCAGTGGGTAAATCCGAAATAGAAGTACGCGAACTGCTTGCACGGCACCCGAACGAGGAAGCGGATTACGACCACTGGTTCAAGGTGCTCGCAGCCGTCCACCACGAGCTCGGCGACGCCGGTGAGGATATCGCTCGGACGTGGAGCACTGAAGCGCACAAGCACACCGACGAGAAGTTCGACCTGACCTGGAATTCGCTCGGGCGCTACACCGGTCGTCAACTCACGCTTCGCAGTTTGCTGAAAGGCGAGAAACCGTCCGCGCCTGAGAAGTCGCTTGAAGGCAACGAGTTCGTGCAGGCGGCGCAGTTCGCATCCGAGCAGCGCATCGAGTGGCTTGTTAAGAAGGTGCTGCCGAAGAGTGGTTTGACGATCATCTACGGCGAACCAGGTTCGGGTAAGTCGTTCTTTGCGCTGGATTTAGTTGCCCACGTGGCGCGTGGCTTGCCTTGGCGGGGCCTACGAACGAAGCAGTGCTCGGTAGCGTACGTCGCGGCGGAAGGCGTTGCAGGCTTCGGCAATCGCCTCAAAGCCTATGGCGAAGGCCACGGCGTTGATCTGTCGGTGTTGCCTGTGTACGTACGCGGCGGGCAGCTGGCAATCAAAGAACAGGCGGTCGCGATCGTAGACGCCGTGCTTGGCTTGCCGCACGTCGGGGTTATCGTTATCGACACGCTCGCTGCCGTGACCCCTGGCGCGAACGAGAACGTATCCGAAGACATGGGCGTCGCTATCGAACGCGCAAACTTCATCATCCAATCGACCGGCGCGGCGGTCATCCTCATCCACCACTCGACGAAAGACGGCGGCACCCTGCGCGGCTGGAGCGGTTTGCTCGGTGCCGCCGACTCGACCATCAAGATCGAGCGCAGGGATGATAAACGCACGGCGCACATCGAGAAGATGAAGGAAGGTGAGGATTCGGGTAAATACGGCTTCAAGCTGCGGATTGTGGATCTCGGGCAGGATGATGATGGCGATCCGGTCACAAGTTGCGTTGTCGATGAGTCAAAGGATATTGCTGAAAAAGGCAATAAGAAGGAACGCAAGCCGCGCTCAGGTGACTTCGAAACTTCCGACAACTACATCAAAGCGCGAGACTTCCTCGCGATTATTGAGCGCGCGATGGGCGTCGGTGTTGACGCATCGATGACCGAAGATGAGATTGTGGAAGCTATCCAAGCGGACCCTAAAACTAACGAGATGGGCCAGGACGACTACCCGCCACGGCGTTATATCACTCCCACGTTGCGGACCCTAGTGCAAAAAGGCAAGATTTGCAGGGAGGGCCGCGCCATAAAGCTTTGCGCGTGATTTGTCGTACCCTAGCGGACCCTAGCGGGCCCTAGCGGACGTTACCTACTTACCCTAGCGGACCCTACGGACCCTACACCCCTGTCTTTAGACAGGGTAGGGTAGGGTCCGAAATTACTTACGGAGTCGTAATGTTTCTAAGATTGCGTATTTCTGAGACAGGCGGAGCGTATTACGTGAACTCAGACTTGATTCTGTATTTCGGCAAGCGCCACGAAGCAACCGAGATTCACCTGGTCGGAGGCGAGGTCCGCCGAGTGCGTGAAACGCCTGCCGAAATTCTCAAACAACTGGCGGAGGCGAAGTGAAACGCGATTCGGTTTTGTGCGTGGCGTGCGGCAAGCCGTTCGATGTTGGTTTGCTCCAGCTAGTCCGCTGGTCGGGGCCGCTCTGGTGCGGGCCATGCGTCGCGAAGGCTGATGCGGAGCTAGTACAGGCCGCGCAGCGGGCCGCAAGGGTCGGGGAGGTACTAGGAGAACGGTAGGAAGAGAAACGGCCCTTAGCGGGCCGTTTTGCTTAGTGCAGTTGGGCGTAGCCGAGGATCAAGCCGGGGTTGGCGTCCAGTAGCGCATCGCGGTCAGTGAAGGCGCGGTCCACTGCCAGCTTGTCGGCCATGGCTTCGAGGCTTGGGGCTTTGTCCGAGCGGATGTAGCCGACAGCGACATCACCAGGCGTGAGGATGACGTAGGTGATCATTGCAGCGTGATCCGGGAGTAATCGACGGTGCGCCGCAGGGCCCAGTGGCGAAGCGCCTCGGGCAGCCACATGTCGAAGCAGGCGGATTCGAGGTAGGCGTTGGCGAGCGGGGTGATGACTGTGTGCAGTCTGCTGCAAGTAGGGGTCACTGTGATCTCCTTGAAAGAGATTTGACTATAGCAGTTGCAAAACGAAAAGCAATTAGCGCGCTAACTAATCGCGCGCACGCTATTCGCGGAACGCCTTGTCACGCAAGCGTGACTTAGGGTTTGCGATTTGATTTATAGGGCGAAGCGAGCACCGATGCGCGCCTCGAAAACATCGATTGTGAACGGTCGTTCGTCAGCAGATTGAAAGCTAAACTGTAATGATAACGTCAGCTTGCGAACAGGTATGAGCGCGCATAATTTGCGCATTCGGTTCACTACCTGCCTTTGAGCCTTACCCAGTAAGGCTTTGCGGGTTAGGGTAGTAGTTGACATAATGGAGATTATCAATCTAATTGCGCAGTCAACGATTGATTATCAGCCCGGATGAGAATGATTCTTAACTCTGGGCCCCGGCGAGGCGGGACGGCGGACGGTGGGAATTTTCGTACCCCCCATTCCCGATTCGCGAATCGAAAAAACACGCATGAGTTAAACTCGCGAAAAACCACGGGTTTGAAAATGGCATCACTGACCAGCGCAGGCAATCTGCGCATCATCTCGGAAGACCGCGCGCTGGCAAGCGCCATGGTGTTCCCGCATCGCCACCCGCAAGCCTCACCCCCGGCGCACGTGGAGGTGATGGACTTGTGGCGCAGCCAGGACGAGTTCGTTCTGATCGAGATGTTCCGCGAAGGCGGCAAGTCCACCCTGTCCGAGGAATTCCTGCTGCTCGAAGCGTGCTTCCAGAATTTCGGTTATTGCATCATCCTGGGTGAGACGTACACGAAAGCCTGCCAGCGCCTGGAAGCGATCAAGTTCGAGGCGTTGAAGAACATGAAGCTGCTCGCGCTTTTCGGCAAGTTGCGCGTGGCGGGCAACGTGTGGAACGAGAATCAGATCGAGCTAGCGAATGGCGTCATGATCGAGGCGCACGGCTGGGAAGAGGAAATTCGCGGCTTCAAGTGGCACGACTTGCGTCCGGACCGTTGCTACCTGGACGACGTGGAGAACAAGGAGCGCGTGAAGGACAAGACGGCAGTGGACGCCTCGATGCGCAAGATTTATCTTGAGCTCATGCCCGCCATGGACAAGGAGAAGGGGAAGATCCGCGTGACGGGAACCCCCCTGGCCGAAGACTGCATGATTGTGCGCATGAGGGAAAACCCGGATTGGACCTCACGCAAGTACCCGATCTGCAATGGCGATATCGATGACCCGAAGACGGCGGCGACCTGGCCCGAGCGCTACCCGATGGAGTGGATTCGCAAGAAGCGGGATCAAGCCGAGCGCGCGGGGCAGTTGCGCGGGTTTTTGCAGGAGTACATGCTGATGGCGATCGGCAGCACCGACAAACCGTTTGAAGAGAGGCACATCCATGAAACAGCGGTTGACCCTGCGCCGTGGCTTCCTAAGACTCTGGTGGTGGACCCTGCCCGTACTGCTAACGTGGCTAGTTCTGACCGGACGGGCAGAGTGGTTCTTTCTCGGCTCGCCACACGCATATTCGTGCACGCCAGTTCCGGCGAGTTCTGGAAGCCCGACCAGATAATCGCGGATGCGTTCGATACGTCGGAACGGTTTGAGGGGGCGACGGTCGCCATCGAGAAGAACAGCCTGGACGAGTGGTTGCTCCAGCCGATGCGCGCGGAGATGTTGCGACGCGGAGAGAGTTTGCCGCTCAAGGCGCTTCAGGCACCGCAAGACCGGAGCAAGGAGCAGTTCATCATGGGGCTGCAACCTTTTTTCGAAGCGGGCGATATTGTGCTGGTGGGCGGACGCGGCGCGCATGCGCAGCTCGTCGCCGAGATCCAGAACTTCCCAAGCGGAAAGAGGGATATCTTGAACGCCTTGGCCTATGCGCAGCGAGTGTTTTCCGGGACGGTGGTCTATGAAGACTTCGGCGAAAAGAATCTCACAAGCGAGTACGAACCGAGTGCGCGAGACGCGCTTGCGATTTGCTTTAACGCCACTGGAAACGAAACTACTGCTGTGCTCCTGGCTGTGGAAGGCGAGCGCCTTGTGGCTGTCGCCGACTGGATTTCGCCTGTTTCCCCGGCGCAGGCTGTTCCAGACGTTATGCAACTTGTCCGCGCAGCGTTCCCGCGCGCTCGCGTCACAGCGTGGCTTCCGGCAGACGTGATGGACCAGCAGGACCGCCTGCCGTTGATGGCGGCGTTGCGCGCGGCGGGGTTGGCACCCATGCGCGGCGCGTACGCCACGATGGCGCGCGGCACGCTTTCCCCGCTCATCCGCACCGAGATGAAGAACCGCCGGCTGTTCCTGGTCGATAGCAACGCCCGGCACACCATGAACGCGATGGCCGGAGGCTATAACTTTCCAATCATGAAGAACGGCCAGCAGAACACGGAACCTGAGCGCGGGCCGCACCGCACCCTGGTCGAAGGGCTAGAGTGCGCCGCGTATGTGATTTGCTCCAACGCTGGCAATTCCTTGCCGGATGACTTACATTCTGGTACTAACGCCCAAGGGCAACCCTATTTCACCTCTCTCCCACGGAGATAAGTCATGGCCGTCTCGCGCACGATTCACCCGAAAGCCCCTTCGCAAAAACCGACCGACTTCTACAAAGGCGTGCAGCAGGGCGGCGCGTACGGCAAGCCGCAAAGCGTGCCTGAGAAGTTGCCTTCCGGCCCGATGCGCGAAGTGATGCGCAAGAAAGGTTTGTAATCATGGAAGGCAAGAAAGGCCGGATGAACCGGGTTTATACGGCCCCCGGTAAGAAAGCCCCGGAAGCTGCGATCAAGAATGGCGGTAAGTCGAAAGACCCCGCCATGAAGGGTAGCAAGCCCCCGAAGACTCCACGCATGGGCGGTTGAGATGGCGACGAAGAAAGACAAAAAGGGCGAGAACGGGCGCAATTGGTCGGAATCTGTTGATCTGCGCTCGGGCAACCCGTGGGGCGGCAAGAAGACGGATACCACCTACGGTCGCACGTCCAAGAAGCCGGAAGAGGACGACCGACCGGCACGCGTCGGTAAGGACCGGAACACCGGCACGACTGTCGCGAAGCGCCTGGCCGGTAAGGTTATCGGCTGATGGAAGCTAAAAAGGTCTGGCCAATCGCAGAACTTCGGGATAAGAGCGTCTTGGGGAGCGCGTTGCAGGACGAGCTGTACGATGTGATAACTAGTGAGAAGTTTGACAACATGTCAGTCTCGCAGACTATCGGCGTGCTTGAATTCCTGAAGTGGAACCTGATCAATGGCGCGTAAGAAAAAAGAAGACAAGAAACCCGACGAGCCCGTAATCGAGATAGTCGATTCACGGGCTATCGACGCTGAGAAGACAGGCGAAGAGCTAGAAAATTGGGCTGAAGATCAGACTTCGGACGCCTACCTTGAGGCAGCAAAGCTGTATCCCAAGATCCAGAAGTGCTACGAGAATAAGCAGCAGCAATCGGATTGGGTGGAAGAGTACTGGAACATCTACAATGCCCGACCCGACGAAAACCAGCAGTACACCGGCAACAGCCAGTGTTACATCCCCGCCGTGCGAGACGCCATCAACGCTCGCTGTAAGCGAACCCTCGCCACCCTCTTCCCCGCCAACTATAAGCACGTTGACGCCGTTGGCCCTGCGTCGGTTACGCCATTCCCTACGCTTGCACTCCTTGAGCATTACATCCGGAAGACGAATCTGAAGGATATCGTCCGCGCCGATTTGCTCTCGGGCGACGTGACGGGCCAGTGGTGCTTGTACGTGGACTGGATGCGTACGACGCGCCGGATCACCGAGCTGGTCAAGAAACCGCCGATCTTGTCTGACGATGAGGCAGGCGTGGAGGCGGAAGACGTAACGGTTGACGAAGAGTGGGACACGGAAGAGAAAGAGATTGTCGATGAGATGCCCGACATCTCACCGATGGCGGTTGACGATATCGCCGTCTACCCGCCGACCGTGAACGATATCGAACGCGCAACAGCCACCGCCGTGCGCTTGCGCTTGTCCAAGGAGTCCGTTCAGCAGTTCATCGACGAGGGTGTTTTCGTCGGTTGGAGCGCGAAGGAAGTCATGGACAATCTGAACGAGCCAGACGGCGGGCGTCAGAAACGCGTGCCGCAAAAACGCCGCACCGCTGATGCGGGCGTGCGCACCGAAGGCACCTATAAATACGCACTGGTCTACGAAGTACATGCAAATATCGAACTGGAAGAAGACAAAGGCAAAGAGCCTGTCTTCATCTACTACGCCGGTCCTGAAACGATTCTTGGCATTATCCGCAACCCATTTTGGACTAAGAAGCGCCCACTTATTTGCGCGCCAGTCGAACGCATCCAGGGGTCGTTTTACGGAATCTCGCGGGTAGAGCCGGTCAAGTACCTGCAATGGAATTTAAACGACTACTGGAACATGGGTCAGGACAGTGCGCAGTACGCGCTTCTGCCTATCGTCATGACTGATCCGCTCGCGAACCCCAATTACCAGAGCATGGTGATGGGGCTTGCCGCCGTGTGGCTGACGAATCCGCAGACCACGCAGTTCGCGCAGTTCCCGGCAATCTACAAAGACGCCGTAGGCTTGTGCAACGCGATCAAGTCGCAGATCCAGGAATCGATGGACGTGAACGATGCGATGCTCGGCAAGGCACCGCCGGGGCGTAAGAACCAGGCGCAAGCCGCCGCGCAAGCCCAGTCGCAAGAATCGAACATCATCGACCACGCCAAGCGGTACGAGGGCGTGATGCTCAATCCGCTACTTGAGCGCATGTTTGAGCTTGACCGCCAGTTCCGTACGAAAGAACTGACGGTCGTCACCATGGGTGAAGTCGGCGCACGCGCCAAGCAGGAAGAGATTCCCGTGCAGGCGTTCAGCGAACGTTATTTCTTCCGGTGGTGCGGTACGGCCTACCAGACTGGCATGCAACGCATGCAGCAAATGATCTCGTGGATGAACGTGTTGCGCGGCATTCCTCCGCAGCAGCTTGACGGACGCCGGCTTAACGTCGGCCCGATCCTGGAAATGGGCACCGAACAGATTTTCGGGCCTGAAGTCGCGCCGCGCATCCTGATTGACGAACGCAACCTGTTCCACGTCGATCCGGAAGACGAGAACCTGATGATGCATAACGGCATGCCTGCCGAGGTGCACCCGGCGGATGATGACCAGCGCCACTTGAAGACGCACATGCACGGCGCGCAAATGACGGGCGACCCGATCGGATTGTTTCGCGCGCACATTCAGGCGCACCAGCAAGCCATGCAGCAGAAGATGCAAAAGGCGCAAGGCGCGCAACCGGGTCAGCCCGGCGTACCGGGCGGCGGGCAACCCGGCGTAGCAGGAACACCGCGCCCCGGCGCACAACCCGGCCAGCCGCGTCCGCAGCAACCCCCCGGCGCAATACATCCTGACGCCATGGCCGACCCAGCGGCGGGGCCGCGATGAAGCCTTTCGTTGCGCGCTCCACCCCGTGGGGGACGATCCAGACCGGCGCACTGTTCGACCGCCTGACGCCGCTTGAGCAGCAAGCGGTAATCGCGCACGAAGAAGGGCACATCAGGTTTCACCATGCGCGCACCCGCTTTCGGTGGATACTGACCGGGAAAGCGTTCTTCCAGGCAGAAAGGTTTTACGCGCTGTGCGAAGAGCAGGAGATGGAAGCTGACCGGTACGCCGCTTGGCAAGGTCACGCAGCCGGCCTGATCACTTTCTTGTTTCGACAGGGCTTGCATGTAAAATCCGATGGGTACCCGACGCACAAACAGCGCATAGAGGCTATCCATGGCTGATGAGTTTCAGATTATTCCGCGCCAGGTGCGCTCCGCCGGCACAGATGTTCCGCCCGAAGAAATTCAGGCAGCGCTTAACTCGCTCGCGCAGCAAGTGCAAATCGCACTGAACATTCTCGCTACGCAATCGGAAACACCAACCGGCCCCGCCGGCGGCGATCTGTCCGGCACCTATCCGAATCCGACGGTCGCGGCAGTGCATGCGACGAGCGGCACTGCATCGGGCGTCGCGATTATTGCAAGCACGGTGAACAGCACCCCCGTAGGTGCGACCACGCCGAGCACGGGCGCTTTCACGACGCTATCCGCGACGACCCCCTTACCGATTGCGTCGGGGGGAACCGGAGCCAATACCGCAGCGACTGCGCGCACGGCTCTTGGGCTCGGCACGATCGCCACACAGAACGCGAACAGCATAGCGGTCACCGGCGGCACAATCGACAACACGCCTATCGGGCAGACGACCCCGGCGGCGGTGACCGCAACCACGCTCAACTCGACGGGCGGCGCGCTCAACGGCACCGTGGGTGCGGCTACGCCGAATACGGGCGCTTTCACTGCTTTGAGCAGCACTAGCGGCGCGCTCAACGGCACCGTGGGTGCGACTACGCCGAATACCGTTGCGGCGACGACGATCGTGGCTTCGAGCACGATCACGCCTTCGCAAACAGCGGGTATCGTCGGCACGACTACGGGTAACAACGCGAACGCGGGCAGCGTGGGCGAATTTATTTCAAGCAGTGTTTTGATCGGCGCCGCGGTACCGCTAACTTCGGGGACGCCTGCCAATATAACCAGTATTTCGCTTACAGCGGGCGATTGGGACGTGAGCGGAACGGTGGGGTCGACGTTAGGCGTCGCCACCAACACGACAGCTTACGTAGGGAGTGTGAGCACTACTTCAGCAACGCAAGCCGCTAATCAATCGCAATTTCTTTTATCAGCCGCTTTCAACGTCGGCGCAGGGCAGAACATCCCCACGGGGACTGCGCGCTTATCGCTTGCTACGACCACAACCGTATATCTCGTAACTACTGCCTTTTTCACCGGAGGTACGCTTTCGGCGTACGGTTACATATCGGGGCGCCGTCGCCGTTAATCATCAAGGAGAAAGTCATGACCGTAACTGTCACCGGTAATCTTGTTAAAGCTACCCTCATCGGGGGCACTGCGAGCGGTCCTGTCAGTGTTCCGGGGCTCGAAGTGGGCGACGTAGTCTTTACAGGAGTGTTCACCGTCGGCACGACGACTACGCCGACCGACTGGCAGCCTTTCATCTCGTCCTACGAGAAGGTTATTTCCGTAGCAGATGAGTTCCAGCAGATCAACCCAGGCGATTTAAGCGTCCTCTCACTTACCCTTTACCTGTTACGCGGGCTGTAAAAAGCGATTGCGTTGACAACTAGTAATAAACAGCATATAACCGGCGAAAGCCTTTCTAGGAGCGTATCGTGCGCAAAAACCGTTTGGCCGAACTGATCGGCTCGTTGTTCCCGGCGATTCAGGGCCAAACCCCGACACTCGCAGATAACGGCTCGATGCCGGATCAAATCAGCCTTATCAACGCCCTCATTTCAGTGAACCCCTGGCCGGCGACTTCCTATAATGCCGCGACCAACACGACCGGATTCACCGCAACGCAACAACAAGTTATGGCAGCGGAGCAGTCGTACTTGAACTTAACCGGTACGCTCGGCGCAGGCGCAGCGCTTACCCTTCCGACTGTCGCAGCCTTGCTCGCTACCCTCACCCCGCAACAGGCGCAAGTCGGCTCGACTGTTGTGCTTCGCGTCATCAATAGTTCGGGCGGCGCATTCGCGTGGACCGTCACCACGAATACCGGTTGGACGCTTAGCGGCACGCAAAGCATCGCGCAGAACACATGGCGCGACTTTATCGTTCAATTGACAAACGTCGGCACGACGCCTACCGCAACGATTCAGTCGGTCGGCACCGGCACCCAATCGTAAAGGCAAGACAATGAATAAGCTGCTTAAAAAGCTGCTAGGCCTTCTCTTTCCGGGGATTGACGGCGATGCTGATGACCTTCCTGACGACATTGACCCACCTGATTCCGTCGATGATGGTATTGACGATCTTCCTGACGATGAGTTGCCTGACGATCCTCCTGCACGGCAGACAGCATCGCGCCGTGATGATACTGCTGACCGTTTGGCTCGGGTGGAGGCTGAAGTCGAACGCAGAGGCCGCGCAGCGGAAGAGCGGGAACGTTCGACACGCGCACCAGCGGTAGACGCGGAGTTCCAGCGCGAAGAAGAGCGCTTGCGC